ACCGCATCCACTGCCGTCTGCAGCGCCGGTACCACGTCCCGCATGAACATATCTGCGAGCTCTTGCAGCGCCGGAATGATGCCGTTGATGATGGGCTGCGCCGCTTCCCAGAACGCCTTGCCGAACTTAATGACCGTGTCGATCAACCCGTCAATGAAGTCACGTACAGCCTTCACCTTGAGGTACAGCAACACGAAGATGGCCACAAGCGCGGCGATGATTCCGATGACGATGAGCACCGGAGTGCTCAGTGCACCAAGCACCGCCAGCAACGGAGCGAACAGGAACTTCAACAGTGGCGTCAGCGCCTCGGCTGCGATGCTGAACTTCTTGAAGAAGCCAACAACAGTAATCAGCGATCCGGCCAACGTGAGTGCGGCTGCGGCTGCGGCGAGGAACAGCCCCACGTTCTTCTGTGTTTCCGGGCTCATGTTGCTGAAAGCATTCACGAGCTCAGTGACGTGGTCCACAACCTTGCGCACGAAGCCGAGGAACGGTGTCCCGGCTGTGATCAGCAACGTTTCAAACGAACCCTTCAACTGCTCAATGGACCCCTTGAGGTTGTCCATCTTCTTTGCAGCGACGTCGGTGGCCTTGACCTTGCCGATGGCCACTTGCAAGTTGTCGAAGCCTTCGGCTCCGGTGTTGGTGATGATGGCCGCTGCACGGATGGCGTCACTACCGAACAGAGTTTCGAGTGTGAGTGCCTTCTGTTGCTCGGTCTGCCCTGCCAACGCAGTGGAGAGCTCACCAGCAATATCACGCAGCGACTTGATCTTGCCCGACGCATCGAAGAACTTGTTTGCGCCGTCCTCGGTGACCAGCCCGAGCTCTTTGAACAGAGTGATCTGCTTCTCAGTTACCGGCTGCAAGTTGGCGAGGAACGTCTTGAGCGATGTACCGGCGTCACTGCCTCGGATGCCTGCGTTGCCCAGCGCAGCAATGCCCAGCGTCAAATCATCGAAGCTCAGACCGACAAGGTTCGCAGTAGCACCCGCTTGCTGCATCGACAGACCGAAGTCACTGACGTCAATGGCGGATGCGTTCGCTGCACCTGCGATCAAGTCAGCAACATGCGGGAGATCCTGCGCTGCCAGGTTGAACTGGTTCATCGCATTGGCTGCGATGGTGGCAGCTTGCGGTAGGTCAATCTCACCGGCCGCTGCGAGCGCCACGGTGGCGTCGGCTGCACCGTTCAGTGCGTCCTCTACAGTCAGCCCAGCCTTGACGAGCTCCTCAATGGCGTTAGCTGCGTCTCCGGCCGAGAAGACAGTGTCGGCACCAAGCTGGAGCGCCTTCTTGCGCACCTTCTCCAGTTGGTCTTCAGTAGCGCCACTGACAGCACCGATCTTGCTGATCTGTTGTTCAAACGTTGCAGCCTTGCTGATTGCAAGACCGAACCCTGCGAGCCCGGCAACGCCGACGGCTGTCATTGCACCGCCAACCAACAACAGCGAGCTCGCTGCGCTGCCAGACTTCTTCTGCAGGGTCTCGCTACCGACGGCAGCCTTGGCAAAGGCAGCCTCAGCATCACCAGAGTCGATTACGATCTTGCCCCTCGCTGTACCGAGATCGTAATCAGGCATCCGCTTACCTCGTGGTCGCTACTGGTGTTGCATACTTCGCTGTCTCAGGATTACCTTCCAACAGACGGTGCAACAGCACTTGCCTGCGGCCACTGGTTTCCTTTGCGTTCTTGCCTTCCACTTGGTCTAGTTCGTTCTCAATAAAGTTGCCCCACATAGCGCACGCTTCGTCGAAGCAATACGCCACGTAGCTATTGCTGATCTGCAACAGCGAGCTCGGGCGACACTGGAACTGCTTCGCCTGCCGGAACAGATGAAACAGCAACGGCCTGTTCCTTACGAAACTGTTCTACGTCGGACGTACCCCCAACCGCCCATTGGAAGATGAACATCTTGTCGTCCATCTCAATCTCGTCGACATAAAGCTTCTCCGGGTCCCGGTCCTCGCCCTCCGCAGGCTCTGGGTGGAGCTCGGGTGAAATGACGCAGTACAACACAACACGATCATACAACCCGGTAATGGATTCAAGGTCTTCCATGGTCACGTGTGCCATGACTTCCTTGACGTCCGTCACCTCGCCCTTCATCGCTTGCTCAACGATGGGCATCAAGTTGTTGGGAATGAGCCCGCCCTTGATGAATGCCTCCATGCCCGGACGGCGCACGAGCGCAACGTGTCCGGACGGCACTTCAAGTTCAAACTCGGCTCGGGTCTTCTTCCAGACCGCTGCATTGGTAACCGGCTTCTTGGACTTGGGCTTGCTCATGTTTGGCCTCCTGTGGGCTCCTGAGCGCTTGCACTACGGAATGACAACCGCAGTTTCGTTGTGGATGAAGTCGTACACACGACCGAGCGGCGTGACTTCGAGCGAGCCGTAGCCCTTGCCCGAAGCAGACGTCAGCCAGAAGCTGGAATCTGCGAGTTCGCCTTCCAGCGAACCGTCAGCCTTGCAGCGGTAGATGAGCACGTGGAAGTCCCCACCGTTGTCGGAGATCGAGCGTCCCTCGATCTTGAAATATGGACGGGAGTCGGTCTCCAGCTTGGTGTACGTCTTCTTGGCGTTGGGCGTGACGCCTGAGGCGACAACAGCACCACCAGCCATAACCACGTACGCATCCACGCTGATACCGCCAGATTCCAGGTCCCACTCAACGTGCGGACCGGAACCGTGTGACGCCTGGATGACGTCATCGCCACGGAGCTCCTCGAAGTCCTCAGCCTCTGCGAAGGTGAGCTTGCGAGATGCGGGCAACGTGACAGCGGCACCCGGAGTGACCCCGTCGGCGCTCAGCGGCGTCAAACGAATCTGACGCATACCGAACGGCAACGCCTTGCTAGCGAGAGCCATCTCTGGCACCCTCCTTCGGTTCCGAGTACTTCTTTGTTTCCACTAGATCGCCGGTGTATTTGTTGAAGTAATGCAGGACAACCACTCCGTCACGCTTGCCACACCACCGGCTCTTGCACACGACCTCTAGGAGATCATCCTCGAGGATGCCGTGCAGAATGTGGCTACCGCAACGGAGCTCTTGCACTACGCCTCTCCGCCGTTGTCTTCGAGCTCGTCGTCTGCGGCGACTTCTCCTACGAAGCCTGCATTGTCCGGCTCTGACTCAACTTCTTTCCAGTTGTCCGGTTCCGAGCGCAACAACACAGCGCCAGCAGGCTCGCTGACTTCCACTGTCAGTTGCGCATCCGTCATGCCGATGTCACAGACGAGTTCCATGGGCGCTTCGCCGGCGAGACCAGCCGCTTCCCAATCATCTGCAGACATCCGCCGGATGGTGCGGCTTGGACCTGTCCACTTGAGCTTCATCACACCACCTTGATCGGAAGGACTGTGAGCGTGGTGACCCCGGAGTAGGTCACGACGACCCGTCCGTTTGGATCATTCCATCGACTGAAGTCCTTGAACGGACCGATGAGCCGCTCCCCTGCCGCTGGCACGACAACCGCCGTGTCAGCGTTGTAAGCAACATTCGCTTCTGGTCCGGTCGTACCCGTCGGACCAAGTGCGTCGAACGTGACCGTGATTGAAGCACCGCTTGCATTCTTGACGTAGAAAAACGTGAGTCCGTCGTTGGGGAACGAGTCGCCACCGCCAGCCGCAGCTACCGCAGTGAATGTCGCTCCTGCCAATGTCGGACTCGCAACAGCGAGAACTGCCATTACGAAACACCTCCAAGAAGCCGGTAGCTTGAGTTCCGGGTGATTGTCTTGTACGTATCATCTGCAAGGTCACCCGAGTCACCTTGCCACGCACACGCTAATGCCCCTACCACTGCCCCGACGAGTATGCCACGAGCAACAGCGAGCACCTCTGTGATGCGTACGTACGAGCCGGGCTCGTCGTGCACCCACAAGCTCATGAACTGGCTTGTGATCTCTGGTGCATCCGCATGGTTGAGCTCGGGCGTCTGGAGCTCAAGGCGAATGACCATGAACGGTTTCACATCCGGCACAGCTTCAACAGCGCCGCTGCCGTAGATGCTCTCAACAGGAATCACGTCAGTGATCGCAGTGGAGAACGTAAGTGCGTCGTACGCCCAACCCCGCCAGTCCATCAGCCTGCCACCCGGTTCATCGTGCCAAACAACGCACGAAGCTCGGTCATGACACGTGGCCCTTCATGCTGTAGCGTCGGAGTGATCACTGCGTACTGTCCGCTGTGACGCACCTCCAGCCAAATGCCGTAAGGAACCGTGTGATACATGACGATGGCGTTCTCTCCAGCACCGTTCACGCCCTTGGCGAACAGTCCTTGACGTGCGTTGCCGGTGCGGTCGGTCCACGGCGCAGTGTTGCGCATATGATCTTGAATCTTGTCCGCTTGGTAGCTGGTGAATGCCTTCAGTGCTCCGGCCAGCTTGAGCGGTGCCTTCGCTATTCCGGGCGTAAGCGAGTCAAACGTGAAGATGAGCTTGGCAGCACCGGCCATTAGCTCTCCTCATAGACGTCGGCGCTAACACGCCACTCAGGAAGACGACTCACTGCCACTACCTCATGCATGATGCCGTCAATCTCAAACTTGTCGTAACGCTGGAGATCAATCTGAGGAAGTGCAATGATCGTGGCGTTAGGAACAACAACCTTGCCATCCGCAGTAGTGCGTTCCGTTGTTGCGCTGAGTCGTCCGATGCCGACCTTGCGCACAGTCTGCGGAGGGAGGGAGGAGCCGGTAACCCACTTGAATCCACCCTTGCCATCCGACTGACGACGGCGGCGCTGCACCACAATGTCCACCGGCCGCTCTGACACAAACTTCTGTGTCTGCAACAGATGGATTCTGGTGTCCAGCGCCATCATTGCCTCTCGATCTGCTTCACACGCACACGGTTAAGCACGGGCGTCGGGTTGTCCGTTGCGTATTGCTGGTCGTACCAGTAATCCGCCATTGCGAGGCAATGCTTGTGCAGGTCGCTGTATGCGTGACTCGCACCGGCTTCGGTTGTGTTCACGAGCTCTGCAGCTTCCGCTGCCTTCTGCTCCCACACCTTGGCGGAAGCTCCGGCGACACCGAACGAGTCGATGAGCCCATCCAACGTGGTGTCGGTCCACTTGGACTCGGTTACCTCGTTGGTGTTCTTGCGGACTGTTGCGATGTCGTCGGAGCTCGCCACGTCAACTCACTTGCTCGTTGCGAAGACGACTGACAAGATCGGCCTTGCGGTCGTCGCTCATGTACTCGACGCCTTGGCTGTCGAGCTCCTCTTTGAGCTCGGCAACGGTCATGTCGTCGTAGTTGTCTTCTGCAGCTTGCGCACTGCCACCGAGCGGCCCCACCGGCTCGCCCTTGGCAGGAGGCGCACTTGTGGGGTCCGTGTCGTAACGGAAGTCGCTGCCCACGAGCTCCAGGAGCTCGTTTGCCTCATCCGCCGTGACAACCGAACGATCGTGTGCGTACTGGATGTCTTCCTCGGACCATTCCGTGCGGTCCTCGTCCAGTTTCTTTGACATTGCTACCCTCCTTCAGGGGTCGTGTGTCGGCCCGGTGACCGAGGAGCTCTCACACTCAAGGTCACCGGGCCAACTCCGGGGTTACACGTAGGCAGTTGGGATGGTGTACGTGCCGGACGCAGTGATCTGCATCACAGCACCTGCACCACGCTGACGGATGCCGGTACCGAACCCACGGTTGTAGAAGGAGTCGATGAGCGGGTAGTCCGGCTCACGGCCCTTCACCAGCCGCAGTCCACGGAGCGCCGTGTTCTGGTGCTCCCGGATACCGACAGGGTTGACAGCGTTGTTGTCGCCGCCGGTGGCGAACCCGAGGATGTATCCCGCTGGGATGTAGTCCTCTTCGACGATCAGCCAGGAGCCGTAACGGCCCATGACATCAAGCCCGTTCACGGTGGGCGGAACCCCTGCACCTTGCGGGATCACGACGCCACCCGTGTTGGTGGGCAACAGCCACGGAGGCTGACCCGAACCCGGGATGAAGTCGTAGGACGAACCAGTCGCCACTCGGAAGTTGCGAATGGTTGCCGTCTGCGCAGGGTTGCACAGGAGGATCAGCGTGGAGCCTGCCTGACGGCCATAGCCGTGCTCCTTCAGCAGAACTTCCATCTGGTCCAGGTCACCGCTGTCGATGGTTGCAGCGCCCGACGTCACGTAGTGCTGGTGCGTGGACAAGAACGTTGTGTTCTTGTACTGCGGAGGCACCGTGCCGTCGTTGTTGTAGAACGGATACACCGTGTAGTTGTTCCCACGGATGTTTGCCGTCCGGTTGACGTTGTTGAAGATCGCCTTCATGATCTTGTTGAACACGAGACGGTTGTCCGCCTCCAAGACCTGATTGGCCAACGTCGCCACCTGAGCCGCACTGGCTTCTGCCAGGTACTTCCAGGTGTAACGCACCGCAATGTCGTACCACCGGAAGTCGTAGCCGAGACTAAAGTAGTCTCCACCACGGATACCGATGGGCTCTCCGTACTCGCTCGCCTCTTCGAAGTCAGCCAGCGAAAGCTGAGGGACTTCTTCGATCGGAGACGTGACCGGGAAGGTCAGTGCCTGCACGAGCCGGGTCCGGCCAGCGTTCCAGGCCATGAGGCCTTGCTGGATCTCGTTCCAGAGCTCGTTGAGGTCCCGACCATCGATGGTCTGAGTGAGCACATCGCCTTCGGTGTTGTAGCCCTGTGCCATTCCACCACCACCGAGCTCCGGCGTCATTGCGCCGAACGCTTCCCGGAGGTCGAACGCACCGCTGGACTCGAGTGCGTTGGTTACTGCGACCAAGCCACTCTTCGAGTATTCCTTGTGCATCTGTTCCACCTCCTCAGGTGCCGATGAACGGCTGGACACCACGACGGATGACGAGCCGAGTTGCCTCGACTGTGAATCCGATGGGTGTCTGCGTGGCGGACGCAGCGCCGCTGGTGATGACACCAGTGGTTGTGTTGGCTGTGTACACGGTGCCTGCGGTGAGCCCTGCGGCTTCCACCACATCTCCGTGCGTCATGACATCGACGATGTCACCAGCCTTCATGTCCTTCGTCGTGCAAAGGACGCCAATGACGCCGGTGTTACCGGCTCCAACAACGACCTTGCCGGTGGTGTTCAGCCCGACGCCAAGTGGCAATCCGCCGCTGGTCTTCAACTGGTCTGCGTTGAGGGCAGCACGGAACCCACCGGACTTCGGTTCGTACTTGTCGTACCGAGCCAAGGTGTTCTCCCTGTTCAGCTACGACCCATGAGGGCCGGAAACTTCTTCTCGAGTTCCGTACGGTTCTCGTCGCCCTTCTTCTTCTTTGCGGGCGGACGTCCAGACGGTTGTTCGTTGCCTTCGGATTCCCGGTCGTCGCTGTCCGCCTTGCCCAAGTAAGGCTCCGCCTTCAGCAACGCCTCTGCACGCTTCTTGACTTCGGCAACGTCAGCTTCGCCTTCGTCGTCGATCTCGATGTCGTCCAAGTCCAAGAGGCGCAACGCTGTTGCGGGATTCTTAAACTGAACACCGACACCGCTGTCGTAGAACGCCAGCCGGATTGCACTCGAGCGCACCCTTGCATCGGACTTTTCGAGCTTGTCTTCAAGCTCCTTGGTCTTTGCATGTGACTTCTCGAGCTCGGTCTTGTTAGCGTCCTCGTGCTCCTTACGCCACGCTGCAAGCTCATCCAACTCCGCTTGGAGTTGCTTCGCCCGGTTGCGGTGTTTCGCCGCATCCGCTGCGTGACGCTGTGCTTCCGGGTTATCCACTTTCTCACCGGCGTCACCGCTGGTTTCGCCAGTGCCTTCGTCCCCGTCACCCTCGTCTGTGTCGTCTGTGTCGTCCTCGTCCTTGTCGTCCTTCTCTGCCATTCCGGCGGAGGGAACTTGGGAGACGAAAGCGTGACGCAGGTTGAACACGTTGGAGGTATGCCGCTGGCTGAACGGGATCATTGTTGTCCTTTCCTTGACCGCTGGTCAATGGTCATCAGTTATAGCACGTGTCGCCGACACTTGCACTCATGGTCACTCGCTTTCATGATCCTTCAACCACCGATCGAAGTCTCCATTGAACAGTCGCTGAAGGAACACACTTGAGTCCTCGGTCACCGCTGTCACATAGCAGAAACACTGAGGATGAGGTTTAGAAGGCGGATCTTCCCACACGCCCGTGCCAAGCCCCTCGTTGTGCCCTGCGTATTCGTCGCAAGGGTCCGGGCGTGGATGGCTGGAGCTCAGTGTCCACTTCATTCCGTGCACCCAAGGCTTGTCCGCAGCCATGCGAATGGTCGTTGTGTGATGTGCGTTGTTGATCTCAGTGCGTGCCAGCCGCATTGACGCATAGCTAGTACCACCAGGCACGTTCGGTAGGAAGTGGTTGCGCACTTCCCGAGCGATCTCTCGAGCGGAGCGTTGCAGGGCTAGTGACTTGTCAACGATGTGACCAACTTGCTTCGTTGTCAGTAGCCCGTGCCGATAGATGCGCTCCGCAAGCGTGAATCCATCCGTATGCCGACTCAGGATGTCCTCCACAACCTGAGTAGCCTCAAAGTGCATGACGTCTTGATACGTCTTCACTAGTCGGCGAGGCATACCGGCAATCTTGTCCATCGCAATGGACTGATCCGCCGCCTCTTGCGCAGTTTCAAACATTCCAACACGTGTGATCTTGCCAGTCTGCGACCACAAGTCCGTGCTGATAGGGCGAATGCCCTTCACAACCGCTTGTAACTGTGCCTGCCGCACCTGCGCACCGACGGCAGTGCTCCCTCGTAGCTGGCGTTCAATGATTCTCTCCGCATCCGCAGCGGCTTCCTTGAGAATCTTTGAGAGCTCTCTGTTTGTAATGCCATCGGCGATACGAAGTGGGCTCAATCCCCATCGCTGAGCGGTTATCGGACTGATCATGCGGGCGGAACTGTGTCAGGAACGATAGTTGTGAGCGCCTGATCAATGCGTGCACCGGCGAGGTCAGTCGCCGCAGCTTGCTCCGCAGTAATGAGCTTCTCAACGATATCTTCATCCGGCAGATCTTCATACCCGAGCTTGCGCAAGCGGTCACGCACATAGCTCATCGGCAGAATCTGCGGGACGGACTGAGCGAGGGTAACGAGCTCGGCCAAAGACTGCGCCCGGTTCTCCGGAATCTTGGGTCCGTACTGCGGAATCCATCGTGTCACGTCCATCAGCGAACGGAATGCGCCACCTTCATAGGCGACGTACCACTTCGCAAGGTTAAACAGGAGATTGGTGAAGACGTCAGTGACAACCTCTTCCTTCTCCTCTACGTGTGCAAGCAACGGCCCTAGCTGCACCAGCAAGGCGATACCGCTCTCTGCCACGGTGACGTCTGCTCTGCCCTTGGCGACGTCTGAGATGCCATACACGTCGTCCAGCACGGCGTGCAGGTACGCCAAGTGCGCTTGGCTGGGCTCAACCGTTGCCGTACCCGTCACACGGCTCAAGCTCTTGCCGTCCGGGAGCTCAACCACTCGGCCCGGCCCCAAGTTCCAGCCGGTGTCGTTGCCATCCGCATCTACGGGTGTGCCTGCGTCCGTTGCATAGACACCGAGCCCGTCCAGTGCCAGCGAGAGCTCCTCGTCACTGATTCCTTGATTGATTGCGGCCAACATGCGCTCAACACCACGCATCTCGCTGGAACCCCACACGCTGCCGGGCTCGTTGAAGTTCTGGATGTGGTAGATGGGCAAGTCATCGATCGGCGCAGGCAACTGGAAGGCTGGGATGGTTACCTCCAGCACTTCGGCGTCGTCTTCGTTCATGCCTGGTCCGCCCCACTTATCAAGCTTGTACAACGCCTCTTCCACAGCGATGGGGCTCGGTCCGCTCGTGAGAGTTGTCTTCAAGTACGTCAACCTACGCACTGCGTCCTTGCCGTCGCTCGTGAACGTCGGGCTGGCCACGTGGTAACCGATGATGTCGTTCGGATTCACCGTGTCGTAGATTGGGAACACGGTTCCGGGGTCCAACTCAAAGAAGGAGATGCGTGAGCCAGCGGGCTTGGCCGGGTCAGCGTAGAGGTAGAACATCCAGTCGCCACGCATGATGCCGTAACGCTTGTTCGAGCTGAACTTGCTGTACACACGCTCACGGCGTGTGAAGTCCGTCATCACTTGGTTAGCGAGCTCCACGTCATTGCCGGTACCAAAGGCAGGGTCCGGCACGATGCGCATCTTCGGTGCCATGAAACGGTTAAGCGTTTCCACGATGGTGCGCCCTGCGGGCACGTACACCGGCTTCGTCTCACTGCCCCGTGCCATCGTCTTGAACGTATCCGGCACACACCAGTAGATCGCCTCGTACAGCGCATACGCTTGGAGGCGCTTCTTGGTCTCTTCGTCGGCAATCCATGAAGGAGCCGTGCCGAACAGCGGCTTCGCTGTGGACCATTGGTCCATGACTTGTGTCACTGCTCGTCCTCCGGGTCCAAGATCAAATGATTGTCGGCAATGCTAGTGCCCACTGAGCACCTTGTTCCGAGCAACGCTGTCTGCCGCCGCTAGCGGTTGCGTTGCGAAGTTGGCTTGCACTGCACCGGCTGCGTTCTTCACGTCCCACGTACCGTCGTGCACACCGGCAACCATGTGCTTCACTACTGGAAACATATTGATCGGCAGGATTTGAGTCATCCGATGTTGGCCTTTCGTACTCGTGCACGCCCTTTGGCTGTGCTGTCCTGTCCTGGTCCTCCGTAATACCCACGCATGAAGCGCCCGAGCGCCTCCGGTCCGTGGTCATCCTTCTTCAGCGGGTTTTCCTTCGGCTCCGCCAGACTTTCTTCCTTCGTCTCCGGGTAGCGGTAGTCCAGCATCTCCCGGATGAGCTCACGGCACGAGCGGTCCACCAATAGCTTCGGCTGTTTCTGATCCTCTGGGCCATGTTCAGGCAACACCTTCAAGGATTGCCGGATGAGCTCCAGACGCCACTTCAACTCCCCTCCGCAGAACCCACCGACAGGAATCTGCAGCTTCTTAGTCAGCACGGCAGCGTCGCCGGGTGCTTCCGGGTCCGTGAACATTGTCTTTGCTCGCATGATGACCGGGATGCCCTTGAGATCATCGGCGATGTCATTGATGTCCTTGTGCGTGACACGGTACTCGCCGAGCACGTAGATGTTATCCCACACGTCAACTTGGATCACTAAGCAAACGAACGGGTTGGTCCAGCCGAAGTCCATTGCGAGGTACACGGGGTAACGCTGGTCGTATGCCAACGACTTAACGTGCACTTCTTCATCAAAGTCCTTGAACACTCGGCCCACGAACTCAGTGAAGCTAGCTCCAATCTCTTGATTGAAGCGCTCCTCGCTCATGTCCTTTTCCATGTCGAGGATTTCCGGGTCGTGCCGTCCGCCCGGGAACACAACATCGTTCATCCAGCTTGGCATCCTCCAAGACTGCCACGCCGGCGACGCCGGATCAAGCCCACGCATGTAGAGCTCGTAGAACCAGTTCTTTCCTTCGGGCGTGGAGTTGAACAAACTCCAGCCACGTTGGTCTGCGAGGGTGGGGCGAATGTACTTCGTCCAAACAGACTGCTTCATCTTGGCCGCTTCAGCCATGATGACACCAGTCAAACCTTCACCGACCAAAGTACCTGGATACTTGGCGCTCATGGCATGAACCTGATAGCGCCCGCCGAAGAGTGAGATATGCATATCCCCGCTCTCGGCATTGTTGTATGTGCCCGGATGGTCAAAGGCAAAGCGCAGCTTCAACAAGTCGTTGTAGACAACACGGAACTCTTTTTCACTGTCGGAGTACTCCGGCCCGACGATCCAGAACTCCCTGCGCTTGCTGGTGTCCTCGAGCTCGTCCAGCATCGTGTACGTCAGCATGGCCTCGGGCACGAGCTCATGCCCGCCGATGGTGCTCTTGCCGAAGCGCCGTCCACAAGCGGCCACACGATGCCGTGCGGCGGCTCTGTGGATCAGGCGTTGGCCTCGGTGTGGCTTGTACTTGAGCGCAGGCCAAACAGCGTCACGATTGATGGCTGGAACGAGCACCTGCGTCACGGCGTCGCTGGTTCCAAGATGTGCAAGTAGTGCACCACCATCTCGCTCGGGAGCTCGCTGTCTGCGGGAAGGACGGGGTCGTTGACGCCGCCGCACGCAGCCTGCACTCGGATCAGATGACGATTGCTTGTGATGTATGTCTTGGCAACCCGATTGACCTCCAGGTCGTTGACGAACATGACAATGTCGTTCGGGTTGTCCGGGCACGCCCATTCCACACGCACCGTGAGCTCGTCCGCTGTGCTCGGCGTGTCCACGTAGTGCTGCACGATGCCGGGCGGGTACTTGGCAATGAAGTTCCAGCGGTTCATGCCCAACGACACAAACCTTTCCATCATGTCCATTTCGCTGTCGTCACCGGACACCGTGGACTGTGAGCTCCACACTGCAAAGCGGCCGATGCCTACGTGCCCGACCCATTCCAGCGCCTGCCCCGGTCCCCAAACCTCATGGTCCTTCGACTGCAAGCGTACACCCGTGTAGTGCGCCACCAACGGGTCCATTCCTGCACGGGTGAAGTCCTCTTTGCGCAACCACACGTGGATGCCGTCAGCATCCTCGGTGGCGTTGGTCATCAAGGAGACGCTGGCTTCCTTCTGACCAGAGTTGGTGCCGTAGTTGGCTGTCGTACCCCAGTTTTCGAAGTCAACCAGTTTCATGTCCTTGATGATGGTCCACTTCTCTGCGGGCGGAACGTCATCTTGCATATCAAACACCGCAGCGATGGCCAAGTACCACGTCACCGTCGGTGGAATGGTTGCGATGTCCTTTGCAAACACCGCAGCCCTAGTCTTGTCGTTGAGCGCAGTCCAGAAGTCCGCTGCCCGCTGGTGCAGGTACACACTGGCGGCGAGCTCGCTTGCTTCCTTGCGCAGTGCGTCTCCACGCTCTCCCACTTGTGGCCTCCTATGCCGAAACTAGCTCTTGTCTACTGGCTGATCGTACTGGCGAGGGTTCACAAAGACGCCAGGGTTGGCCCGAATGTAATCAGCGTCTGTGAACAGCTTCGTGCCAGGTGTGTTGCGGTCGCCATCTTTCCACACGTTGTTCAACTTGATCTGCGTCCCGACAGACGGTGTGCTGAATCCACTGCCATGCGTCAAGGGTCCGTGATTGTCGTAGACCTCAGCGCCTCTGCAGTAGCTGAGATCAACACCACTACCCAGACCCGAAGCACTGCCGGACCAGACATGTCCGTGCCAAGAGAATCCGGCCATCGTCCAATCGTCATGCTCCGCTGTGTTGTGAGCGCTGTCGCCGCCGGCGACGAAGCCGATGGGTCCGCCGTAGCGCACGCAGTAAGCCACCTCGAGATCATAAGTGTTCGGTGAGTTGCCGAGCGACCCAGCGGGACCGCTGCCGATGGCCGGGATGTGCATGAACGTGCCGTGATTACCGTCACGATCGTGATGGATCACGTGGCTGACACGGATGCGGTGCAATCCGTTCTCCGGGTCCTGCGGTTGCCATGGATTGCCGGTGACCTCGATGTCCATCACTGAGGCTGCGCAGATTTCCCAGAGGATGCCGTACACATCCAAGTCACTGCACAGCGGCTCTAACATGAGCCGACCACTGTTCTTCCAATGGCCACCGTATAGCCGCACGTTCTTGTTACGCTTCGTTGCTGCGTCCACGGCGTAGGGATTGCTACCGAAGCTGACGTGATCACCCATCGTGTTGGTGATATCCATCTCCGTGACCTCTACGTCTTGGCAAGAGATCAAGAAGATACCACGTTCTCCTTCAACTTCTTTGTTCTTTGTCCTTGCTCCGTTCTGCCGGAAGCCGGTGATACCAAAGGCTTGGAACTTCAATCGGCGAGCCAACACTGCCTGCCAGCACGACTCCACCGGCAACCCTGCGGTCATGCGTCGTGACCAGTCGTTGTACGTGCGCACTGTGCGGCCCGGTCCGGTGATCTGCAGACCAACCATCGGAACGATAGGCACCACCTTGCCTGGACTGTTCGGCGCTGCCCGCCACATTGCAAGCATCAATGTGTCGTCGCACAAGTAGATGCGAGTCAAGCTGACAACGAGCTCGCTGTTCAACTTCTCAGCCATCCGCACAGCACGGCTCAAGCATGCGTTCATGACAACCGTGTCATCGGTAACCCCATCTCCGTGCAGAACCTCGCCCTTGGCGAGGAACGACTCGATCGTTCGCACGGTGTGCTGCACGGTGGAGTGGCAACTGAGTGGAGCAAACATCGTCACTGGAATCGGCTTGTACGGTCCCGACTGACCCGTGTAAGGCGTAGCGATGTAGCGAGTGACTCGGCCATGGATCGGTGACTTCACCATGCTGCCGTCTTCACTGCGCTGGTGCCATTCGACGTACCGAGTTGTACCCGTAAGACGAGGAGCCTCTACAGTCATTGGAGTGCATCCTGCCCACCAGCGCCCGTCGTCTTCACCCAACCGTCAATCGGGCCGGACTCGCCTCGGTCGTTAACACCGTTCTGTTCAAGCGGACCGAAATACTGAACACGCTGATACCAACCAGCTTTGACCAGAGGTCGTGCTCCGAACTCGCCCTTCACACTGTCCCACTCGCAGTACGTCATCACACCGTAAGGAAGGTCTTCGATCTTGATCTCCCTCGCCTCACCTGGATCTCCGGGCACACCCTTGAGCGAAGCAATCCACTCCTCCTCGGTGCCGACGAAACCAAGCTGCACTGCGATCTCGTAAGCGTTCAGGCCCGGCAGTCCGTCAGCCCCCGGCAGTCCGTCGACTGGCGTCGGGCGGTTCTGGAGCTCAGCGACCTGCTCTGTCAGTCCCTTGATCTGTTCCTTCAGCCCGTCGATCACTGCGCCGAGGATGGCGTTCCAGTAGACCTGATTCTGCAACGCTTCTTTGACATTGCGTGGCGCCGCGTTGTTGAGCGGGTTGTTGGGTCCGGTGGTGTGTGTGACATCGCTTGAACTAGTTGCCATTCGAGCTCCTCAAGTAATCCAACCCTGTGCCACATTGTCAACCACAATCTTGACGTCGTCGAAGTCTGCTTCCCACGTCTGGTTCGTGAGTCCAACTGGCCCCATGCGCAACGCACGAGTAGAAGTAGCCGTGCGTCCGAGAGACAACAGTCTATTGAACTGTATTCCATTGATCTTGAGATCCAGCCAGTACGTAGATGATCCGAAGTACCCCTTCATCTGCACCGTGTACCACTGACCAACGACCGGAGTGATTCCGGTGTCAATGATCTCCACTGGACCTTGCAGATCGGCGTACAACCGTCCAGAAGCCTGCTCGATGAAGAGGTCCACGTTCGTTGCCTGCAGAACGTTCTGAATAGTGAACAAGCTTGCCGTCGTTCCGCCCGCTGGCAAAGCGTTCATGCGAAAACGCCCGACGAAGCTGAAGTACGGCCTGCCGCTCTGCGTCCACTTGGTCGTGGAAGTGCCCAAGGACTTGTCGCTCAGGGCCGGGCTCAGGCGTACGCCGTTGCTTCCGGTAAGTGCGCTAGCCCCGCTCACCGGCGGAGCACCTGTCACAGTCACCCATTTCGAGTTGTCACCTGTCTCCCAATCATCGAAGAACACTTCCGTTACTGGCTCGGCAGAACTTGCGCCACGTGGCGTCAAGTGCGGGGTTGACCAGTTGATAACTGCGAGAAGATCACTCAGCGTAGGCGTGCCGAGCTTGATTCCTACGGCGGAGTAATAGCCAGAGTGAACCCAGCCGCAGAAAGTTTCAAGATAAGGTTCTTCAGTAAGGGTTCCGGTAGGAGAAACAGAGCGAAATACTCCACCCTCATCTCTCCAGTAGACCCCGAAAGAAGATGCGCCAGCACCACTAGCAACACTGGTGAGCAAGAGCACTGTCTCATTGACGCTTGAGTCGTGCCCTGAATCTATGATCGCTCCGGGAGAGTTGCCACTCCAACATGAAACTGTCCAGTGTGTTGTTGCACCGCCACCTTGATTGCTCGCATGATGCGTAGGGCCAGTGCCGATATCTCCTCTGATCGAGTCCAACGCAGCGGCCACACTTCCCGGAGGAGCATCTGAAAGGCAATAAAGCTGCGCAACAAGATAGGGAACGGCGTAACCGTTTGGAGGATTGAACCAAGTAGCCGAGTTCCAAGGGTCAATGCAAGCACTCAACAACGAGTAATCGCCATAGAACCCCGTGCTAACACGATCGTGACGCCACGCAGGTCTCCCGCCGAACCTTGCCGATGATGCAATCGGTAGAGGCCCGGGAATGTTGGCGGGAGAACCCGTTGGAACACCGAAGGCACCAGCGTCCTTCACGAGAGGCCGACCACCACTACCTCTATCAGGAATGGAGGCAATGCGTGGCAGAGCATTTATCGAGAATGCAGACTGTTCACTCGCACTTGGAACGTAAAGAACAGCGTCCGCAGCATCCCAAGAGTGCGTCCAAGGAAGGATCTCGGCCCACTCCTTGTGAGACGACAGTTGACCACCTACTCGTAGCGGCTTGCCACCGAGGGAGAGAGTCTTCATCGTGTCTTAGTGGTGACTGCGCCCGCAGCACGGAACGTGGTACACGGAATATCAGCCTCTATGAAGTCAACTCTGAACTGTCGAGAAGTTGTCGAGGCTCCTTTGAAGATACCGGCTCCCGGAATGAGGCCAGTGGCGTTGTCAGGCCGGTTCGTTGACTGCGTTGCAACCTCCGCACCATCGATGTAGTAGTGAGCCGTTGCCCCGTCGTGATAGATGGCGAACTCGTGGTAGTTCGTGTCTATGGCAACACCCGTATCAGCCGCAGTGATGTTCGAAGTATCATCCATGTTCACCGCTTCCCAATGACCCGTTCCGCCAACCGTGTTGGCATGAGTGGCCCGGAAAAACAATCCATCAGTCGGTGCCGCAGCGAAGCTACTAATGAGCCCGAGCCGCACTTCAAACTGATTAGTGGCGTCGGACAACGTCACGATCTTTCCTCGGCAGGCGAACCAACCCTTTTCCGTTTGCTGATAGTTCCAACTCACGATGGAGAAGGGCTTGACCGCACATCTTCCAGCGGCCAAGGTTCCAGTTTCAACGGAGGCTATGCCCGGTAAGAAATCAGAAGCGTGAGCTTGCACAACCTGAGCTCCGGTTCCAGAGAGCTCTACGCCCCATCTATTTCCTGCCGCTACCAGAACACCCGTTGCCGTGATCGTGGTTGAGAACGACTCAAAGTCTTCAAAGTCTCTCCATCGGGTGCGGTCTAACCCTAAGAAGAAATCCCCAGGGTTCGTTGCAAGTTGGTCAGTGGTGAACGCTACTCCAGCCGAAGACTGCGAAGCAGGAACCAGTTCTGCTCCGGTCGGTTCAGTAGCCGGAGGCAGGCTCGCAGTATCTATCACTTGGTCTTCGTCGAGGACAACATGAAACGCTCCGGCTCTCCATCGACGAAGCACGCCGAACACATCCATGGACGTCCGGATGTCACGTGCCACGGATCAGCCGATCACTACGACGTGGTACTGGTTCGTGGTGGGAGCCGTGTCGAAGAGCAACGTCACCACCGAAGTTGACGTGTGCTGAACCTCGCACTCCACTTCGTCGAAGCTACCTGTCGTGCGGTACACGCAGACCTGAACATCTTTGGTGCCTCGGCTGTGCGTCACTGCGATGGACGTGGAGGAGCCGTCGCCAATGTCCTGGGCGAACCGCCCGATGGACGAGCTCGAGCCCATCTGCACGAACACCAGCGACGTCGTGTTCGGCGTGATGGGTGCGTTGGTGGACTGCGTCCAAGACGTGTCCGCTTGCGTGGTGCCTTCACTCACGAACACCGTTGCGTTCACGAGCTCAGTACCGCTGTCCGCATCGGTGGCACGGGTAGGCGCACCGCTGGCATTCACGGTGTAGATGCCGTTCTCCGAGCCGGTGGTCTGGTTCTTCACCAGGATACGGTCTCCGGTGGCCAGTGTGACGCCGTCAATCACAGCGGCGTTCTGGAACGCCGAAGCAAGCGTGCCGTTCGCAGTTGTTGCTGCACGTACCGCTTGCTTCCAACTCAATCCTGCAATGGCTGCGTCCACGTAGGACTTTGGCGTTGCATCACTTGCCAATGTCGGTGTCGGAAGACCCGTGACCTTCTGTGGGCCGCTTCCGAAGTCAATGGTTCGTCTCTGGTCAATAGCCATGTGACAATGCCCTCCTCAGGACAGATACGCAGTGCCAGCGACTGGAGAGTCGAACAGCACATGGAGCGTATTGATATCGGTGTACACCACTTGCCCAACAACTGGATTGCCACTGGCACTATTGATGACCGTAACCGCAGGGTTGAACCCGAGCCCGTGGTTGATGGCCCAATCCGACTGAGCGGACACCTGACTGAACGTGAAGCTTGCGGCTGCACCACCGCCCGGTCCTTGCGGGCCAGCATCACCCTTCACGCCACTGCTCACAAGCACGATGACATCACCACCGTTGCTGATGATTACTTGATCACTCACACGTCCTCCCGCACTATGGCCGGACCACCGGCTAGCTTCTTCCTTTGACCGCTCAGCGCAGCTATACCGATGATCTCCCAGACGCCACGTTCTAGGTAGTCCATATCCGCAGTGTCAGCCCCCGGGATGCGCACCTGCGCAACGCCATTCACAATGGTTGCGTAGCCCGTGCCAGTGCTCAGGTCAGCAACGAGATCCACACTGTCGTACTTCTCGGCAACCCATCCTTCAATGGAGTCCATGGGCACGAGTGTTTCACCATCAGACTGATACCACTTGACATCGAAGTCACAGTCAGAGTTCTTGTCAATACGTAGCTGCACCTCCGGCGAATCAACGCTGACACGGCTCAGGGTTTCACTCACCGTCTGCCACCTCCGTATCCTCAACAGGCACGCTGACGATTGCACCACGGAGCGCAACCTTCCACGGCACCTCCACGTCTAGCTGAACCTTCTGTGCGTCCTTGCCCATCACACGGTCCATGACCATGCCAATGGCACGCACTCGGTCCTTGGCTTCGTAGTCACCGTTCGTTGCGATCTCAGTGAGCGCCGTTACTGCTTCCACCAACGACGTACGCAACACATCCTGCGCTTGTTCCATGATGCGTCGTGCGAGCTCAGTCATGCACTGCCGAGGTACCGCTACCGGGTCCGGACCACGAAAGATGCCGCCCTTACCGGCTCGTCGGCCTCGCTTGAGCTCCTCGTCACTCCAGTCGCTCAGGTCGTCGCTGCCGATCATGACATCTGTTGCAGCCTTGCCCATGCGGATCAGCGCCCTTTCTTTACCATGGAGAGCTCCTTGTTCCTTCTTCCACTTCAAGTGCTTGACACTGACGCTGCGCCGCCTGCGAACGATCTCTCCTTCAGTTGCAGCCTTGGCCACTACTGCGTCTCCGCACCGGACGGAAGATCACTGACCGCAGCTTCGCCTTCACTAGTTAGGCGCTCCCATTCCTGCCCAACATCAAACAGACCAGCGGCTGCACGCTCAGCACGTTGCGTCTCTGCACTACGCAAGCCCATCCACACATCACCGTTCGGGTCGTCGGAGCTCACACCGCTTTCATCACCCGTGCGGTACAGCAAGCTCAGGCGCTCACTCGGCGTGGGAACGTGCGGGGGCGGTTGAACGCCGTTCTGTTGTGGGTCTCCACCGTACTCAGTTGCAGGCATAGGGCGGAACTGTAGCTCGTCCTATAGCACGTGCACCGACACCCGAGCTCTATTACTTGACAAGGTTGCTGATGATGAAGCTGGAAACCACAATGGCGACGCTAACAAACCCGAACCCGAGCGTGATCTGTTGACGCCTTGCAGCTTCGGCTGCACGGTTGTCCAGCACCTGCGCATGACCACCTTCGGCACCTGTCTGCACACGTTCCAGCCGAGCCAGTGCATCGAGAATGGG